GTTGGTCTCCGAGGAATACCTCTTCGGCGGCACCATCGACGATCTTGCCGTCACGGTCGCGGCTGGGTGCGTCGATGGTGCCGCCGAAGAGGTATTCCTCGGAGACCAACTGCACTTCCGGCTCGATGACGGTGAGACCTTCTTCGTCCCACCAGCGCTTGAAGTTGTTGAACGCGATGGTGGCCTTCTCAACATCCACGGGGCTGAACTCGGAGAGGTCGGCAACGTGGTTGTGCAGGAAGCATTCGATGAGGAAGTGCGCGATGGTGCCGATGTCGGCGGCCTTGTCGCGGACCTTGCGGTAGTCCTGGCCTTCCATGCCGAGCTTCCACGCCCAGTGGATAAGTCCGTTGCTGTCCTCGCCGATTTTGGCGATGGTGCTGGCGCCGGGGACTTCGGTGCCATCTTTCAGCGGATACTTCTGGTGCGCGCGGGTTTTCTCGAGGCGGACGATTTTGCGTCCGTCCTCGGTAAATCTTTCAGCCGCCGCGGGCTTGGCGGCTTTGCGGGGTTTGCGTATGGTGTTTTTGGTGGGCATAAACTATTCGTCAAGGATTTTTCGTGCGATTGCGTGAGTAAATACCTGACCGAAAAACCCGATCAGTATAATTACAGCCCAGCTTTTGACTTCTAGCCCCCAGCCATAAGTCAGGGTTAGGACTTGCAGCGAAATTGCGAGAGCTATAACGGCAACAGATGCCATCAGTTTTGTGGTCATGACGATTACCAGCTAATCCCTTCGTCGTCCGTTCCGGTCTTGCGCGACTCAGGCTTGGCCTCGCTCACGTCGAAGCCGTAGGACTCAGCGCTTGTGCCAGACCCCCAAGCAACCAAGTCCAGCACTTGGACTGCCTTGGGTTGCAGGGTGATGCCAACACCCTTTGTGGCAACATACCAGCAATACGGAATGACGGCGACTTTGATGCGGCTGCCGCCGCCGATGTTGTCGGTAATGATTTCGCCTTTGAGGTTGAACAGCGTTGGCTGACGACTCCATGTCTCGCCGGTTTTCTTGTTGGTTCCAGTCGGATTGACTCGGAGCCTAAGCTGCGTCATGCCGTCATTGGAAACCCACGGCATGTCGGCAATTTTGATGTTGGGTTTGCGTAGTTCGGTTTTTTTCGCAGCCAGATACCGAGAGAAAATCTCATCAATCTGGGCGATGAACGGAGCTGTCTCTTCGTCCGTCATTTCAAGATCGACTTTGTATTTTCCAACCTCGTCGAACTTGGTGTCAGGGCGGTTGAGGTGAGGATACCGGGCGATGCCGGCGGGTGTGGTTATGGTTTTATTCATTTGGTTGTGTTAGTTGGTTAAGAAAATCGGAGCGGCGGACGATAGTGAGGAAATCCTCGCCGCGTAGGGTGACGAGCCAGGCTTCACCGTTGCGCTTGTGGGCAACGACCGGGAAGAGCTTGGTTTTGGCGTCGCGGATGGCCTGAGCCATCCAGTCGCGGATCTTCACGACATTGCAGAACTTGACCTCAAAGTGGAAGTCCGGCAGACACGGGCAAACGACATCCGGCGAATCCCCAAGTCCGCTGAACTGCTGTCCGCGGCGGATACCGGAATCGCCGAAGGCGCCGCGCAGCTCGTCGCGCCACATGCGCTCTCCGCGGGCGCCTTTCGCGCGGCTATTCATTGAGCGCCTCCCATAGCTGCTTGCTCGGAGCAAACACGTCGCTGCCATCGGTCGTTCGTCCGCCAAGCGCGGCGTCTTGGAAGCGTGTGAAGCGCGGACGCCACACTAAGTTGACCTTGCCGGTCGCACCGGCGCGGTGCTTGGCGATGAGCAACTCGGCGTCCTGCGGATCGGGTTCCTGCTCTTGGTCGACGGCGTAGTAGCAAGGACGATGCACCAAACAAACCAAATCCGCGTCCTGCTCGATGCTGCCGGACTCGCGGAGGTCGCTCATTTTGGGGCGGTTGTCTGACCTGTCCTCAGCCTTACGATTGACCTGGGCGGCGGCCACGACCGGGACGTTCAGCTCCATGGCCATGCTTTTGAGGCCGCGGGATACAAAGCCAACCTCGTTCTCGCGGCTCTGCGCACCGATGTGGGTGACAAGCTGGAGGTAGTCCACGAAAATCGCCTTCACGCCCCAGCGCCTCACGGCCAAGCGGCTGCGGCCGCGGATGTCGAGCATGGTCAACCCGCCGCGGTCGTCCACAAACAGCGGCTCCTCGGCGAACTCGGCCGCGCGGTCAGCGATGCGCAGCTTGGTCGGATGGTCAAGGAACCCGTTGCGCACCACTTCAATGTTGGTCTCGGCGCGTCCGAGCACCACACGCGCAGCCAGTTCGTTGGCCGGCATTTCAAGCGAGAAATACAGCACCGGGACTCCACGACGCGCCATGTTCTCGGCGCAGTTGAGCATGAAAGCGCTCTTGCCCATCGCCGGACGCCCCGCAACGATAGCCAGCTGGCCGCCGCGCAGTCCGCCGGTCATGTAGTCGAAGGCTTTGAAGCCGGTTTCAACGCCGAGCTTTTGTCCTGGGGTGCTCAGTTTTTCCAGCTCCTCAAGCAGTCCCGGCACGATGGCACTGGCCGGTCGCATGGAGTCGGTCGGCTGGCCAAGGCTCAAAGACAGCACGCTCTCGCCAGCCTCCTGCAACACGGTGTCGGCCGGCTGGGACATGTCGGAGGCCGCGCTCTGCAATGCGGCCGATGCCTCCAGTATGCGGCGGCGCGCATAAAGATCGCGCAAGGTCTGCGCGTGATATTCGACCGCGGCAGGACCGCCGGCCGACTTGGAGAGCATGTCCATCAACACTCCGGCTCCGCCGACAAACTCCAAGCGGTGGTTGGCGTCGAGCACTTGGGTGACGGCGATGACGTTTGGCACGCCACCCGTGGCGCGGATGTCGCGTATCGTCGAAAATATCTGCGCGTTGGCCGGAGTGAAAAACAACTCGGCATGCAGGCCGGCGACCTCGTCGATCATGTTCGGCTCTTGCAAAAGCGAACCCAAAACGGCGGCTTCGGTATCGGGGCTGTTGGGTATGGTGCGTTTCATTTAGGCCATGCCTCCGTCATTGTGGTCGGTGATCGTCACCGCCATCACGGCCAGCGTCAGCAGGATTATGACACACACGACGGCGCTCATTCGCGTTCCTCCGTCGTCGCAGCTCCCCGCGGTGCTGCAGCCAGCGCTCGCACGCGGCGTCCACGGCAATAAAATGTTCGGCTAGGTGTGGCCATTGTTCGCGCAGGGCTTGTTCGTCGTGTGGGTTCATCGAGGGTTATTCGGTGCTGCGGTGTGCCCCCCGGTGTTATTAGACAATGCTGGACATTCTTGGACACTGCAAGCCTTTTTTTTAAGGGGCCAATCCAGATGCCCCCAGTCCCGCGGCTCGGTGACCTCCGTGGCCTCCCCGCAGACATCGCATTTGCCTAAGTGATACGTTGCGCCGAACGAGTTTCCCTCAGGATTTCGACCATACGCCCTACCGCACGGCGCGCAAATGCAGTCGGGGTAGGGGGGATTAACTAATGTCACTTTTGGCGCTTTATTGACGCTAGTTAATCCAAAAATAGCCTCGTAGTTGGCACGGTATATGAGGCTATTCACCGGCCGCGGCGTGTCGCCTTTGCCTGCGCTCATTTGCTGGCCTCCTTGAGTCGTTCAAACGCGGCAATGTCCTTGCGAATTGTGTCCATTTCGCGCTCATAGCGTTGGTATCCGCTCCCCCAGCCTGCGAGTTGCGCAAGGCTTTCACGCGCATAGTCGATTAACTTCTCCGCGCACTCGCGCCATTGCCGCATGTCTTCCGCAAGTAGCTCGCACTGCATCACAGTCTCTTCTCGGCGAAGAACAGCCTCGTCCCGCTCTTTTTGCATGGCTAGTGTGTTGTCGTGATGAATTTGCTCCTGTTGCCTTGCCTCATCCCGCTCGCGCTCCAACCGTTCGATGTAATCGGCAGCGTAGCACCAAAGCGTCGAATCGTAATCCGTTGACCCATCTTCCTCTGCCCATTTATCCACCATTTCAGGTGGCAGCGAATCCCTTAGTTCTTTGTAGTTGTAGTGCGCCATAATCGTAATTTGAAAGAGGGAGAACGCTCACTCATTCCCCGCCCTCCCCCCCATTTGCCCAGGGTCCGCAAAAAAGCCTCGGCTCGTTGGCGTGCGGTTGATGAGAATTGTGCGCGTTCCGCTGCCTTTACTTTTTCATACGCAGAAAGGTCTTCGCAGACAGAATGCCAAATTTCTCTACGATACTGACGGTGCTGCACGTTAGTCAGAGTCTTCTCCGCTTCGTGCATGGCGTTGAGGTCTTGGCAGTAGTCGGTAACTTCGGATTGCCCATACATCAGCTTTCCGTTGACGTTTTGGATTTTACAATCCGTACACCCACGCACCTCAGCGATGGCGATGTTGATTTGTTCGTTGGTCATTTGCTGGCCTCTTTCGTTTGTCATCTCACGCGAATCTTTTTGCTGAACAACCAGGCACTCTTCCGGGCCTCTGGCGGAGGGATCAGGCCGCGCGAGACCAGAAACCGGTCGCAGGCGCGCTGCATCTGCAAATGGTGAATGTACGGAACCCCGGCGGTACCCTCCTCGATTTTTAATGTCTTGCCGTTTTGCGTCATCATTTTAGTTCCTCCTTCTTGATGACGTACAGCGCGCGCAGGGCCATCATGGTGGCGATGGCATCGTCAAACAGCTCGACAGTCGCATTGGCAACCGCGTTGGTGGTGGTTTTCCGGCGCAAGGCGACGGCTTTTTTGGGTGTGGGTTTGGTTTTCTTCATGGATATAAAAAGTTTTATATGGCAGGGGGTAAGACACCGGCTGTCTTAGGTGTCTGAGCGGTCAGCGATTCCGCAAGATCGCCTAGCAGCTCCCAGTTGTTGGGTTGCCGGTGGCGGGCCGGGTTGTAGCGCACGGTTATCCGGCCGCGAATGTCCTCAAATGTCCAAAAGACAAACTGGTTGATATCTGGCAAGTAAGCCGCCAACACGTCAAAATCGTGCGGCTCATAAGGGCGGGCCTTTTGTCCACCAAAAGTACGCTTGACCGAGATGTGGTAGGCACCGCGGTCGAGCGCGGCCGTCTTAACCTGAACGGAAATCGGGCGGACGCCGCCGCGGGTGAGCAGCACGTCGGCCGTCTGGGCGTGGCCGAAAGGCGTGAAGATCTCCCAGTCGTTGACCATGGCGCCGGCGATAAACAGCGTCTCGGCGATTTCGCCTTTCCGGCAGGCTGAAAGTTGATTTGTCATGCCGCTCCTCTCATTTTTAGCTCCAGCTCCAGCATCCGCCGCTCGGCCGCCGAGGGCTGCCGCGGGCCGGTCGGCATGGGCACAACCCTGGGGGCTTCCGCGGGGCGGTCGACAAACACTCCCCGCCAGCCGTGCTTGACGCTCTTGCGCAAAGCCTCGACGGCGATGGACTCGTTGACGGCCGCCAGATCGTCCACGATGCGCTTGGCTGCGGTCGGGGTGAGCGGCGCTTTGATCTCCCGCCGGTGCTGCGCAAATTCCGCCCAGGCACGCGCCAATCCTGCTCCGTGAGGCAGGGGCAAAGATGCTGGGTCGAATTTGGGGGGCGAGGGACGTTTAGGGGAAGAAGAAGGGAGCGAAGGCGACGCAGTCGCCGGAGCGGGCGCGTCAGCGCCTTTCGTTTCTTCCTGTTCTTTATGTTTCTTTACGTTGGGGTCTAAATCTTGGACCACTTGGGTCCAGCATTTAGACCACTTGGGTCCAGCATTTAGACCACTTGGGTCTATATCTTGGACCGGTCTAAGTTTTAGACCCATCTCGGAAACGCCGGGGATTTTCCAGATTGAAGCCTCGGCGCCGTCGCCGGCCAGCTTGCGGTGGCCCTTCTCGACCATGACTAGGTGGCCAGCGTCACGAAGGCGCTTAAGGCTATTGGCTACCGTGGCGCGGCAGAGGCGGGTCTTCTGGCAGAGCTTACCCCAAGAGCCGAAGCAGTTGCCGTCCTCGTCGGCGAAGTCGGCAAGGGCCAGCAGGACCAGTCGGTCGGAACCCTCGACAGGGCTGACGTACCAGACAAAGTTGGTGGCGGCGACACTCATCGGGCTTTCAGTAGGCGGGATTTGCGGCTCACATCGGCACTCTCAAACACCAGATCACCCTCCACCGAGGCCATCCCGGTGTAGCGAGCCTTGAGGCGATTGTGCGGCGGGTTCGACGGCAGCCAGCTCTGCGCGTCTTTCACCCAGCAGCGCACCGGCTGACCCCAGTCGGGCACCTCGACAAACAGCAGGCGAGGGTGGCGAGCGGGCTGATGCTTGCAGATCACCGCGCCAACCTCATCACCGGCACTGTAGCCAGCCTTGGCGGCGGCCGCCTCGGCCTGCTCCTTGGGGCTAAGAGGCGGCTGCGCGTGCTTGTCGGCAGGTTTCTCTGTCGGTTGACTGACAGGTTGGCTAATGGTGGACTTAGCGCGGGTGAGGATGTCTTTGATCATAAGGTTTTTATTAAAAATTTCGGGAGACCGAAGCGGTTGGGGGGATTGAAAAAATCTGGAAGCCAAGACCCCCGCCCCCCCTCCATAAGTCGATACAATGACTCTTATGTATAGTGGCTCTACTCTGTTGTCTCATTAAAGGTCTCATCATTTGGCGAGTCATTGTGCGGTTTCCTCTGTAGAGGCAGTCTCAATCTCAATAACAGGCGAGGGGAGTGCAGCCGCCTTTTGACGCACGGCCGTCTCTGTACCGACCGGTTCAGCGACAACATCGACGACATTGGTGCTCCTCAGTCCGCTCACGAAGTCCTGCCAAGCGTCAGCCGCAGGCGCCATCACATGCTCAACGCGCTGGGTTGCGCCACCGGACAGCAGCTCAGATTTCTCCGTTGCAACGGCAGACATGATAGTGAGTTCGTGACTCTTCATGTCGGGTATCCTCTCAAAGAGTTCCGCAGTGCCTACGGCCGCCAAAGTCTTCCAGTTCTTCGACGTGATTTCCCGTGCGCGTTCCAACAGCTCCGGGCGATTGCGTATCAACGCCATGATCGTGTGGTAGCTGGTGTCAAACGCCTTGCAGATTTGCCGGATGGACATGCCCGCGAGGTGTGCCGCAGCGATCTTCTCGGCCTTGGCCTCAGGAACCTCGAGGCCGGTTGAGCGGCCGACATGCACGGGAGCGATCTCTGGCTCCGGCTTGGGCTTCCTTGGCTTGGCCTTGGATGTTGTTTTAGGTCTTCCCAT